ATCCAGCTTTCCTTGTTGCCAACCCACAGAAATTCATTGACACTGGATTCAAATACCAGTATAGTGATAAAGAAGAAATTATTACGTCAGCATGGAATTATTTTAACAGGAGTGATTGATGGGATTTGAAGTTAATGAAATATCAAAGAATTCAAAGGGTGGTACAGAGTTGATGAGGATGGGGTTGGAAGAAAGACTTCCAGCCGAGTTACTTGAGGACTTCCAGATTATTTGTTCAAGAGTTCGAAATATCGAAGATGATAAGATTCGTGTTTACTGGTTACATGACCTACCAGAAGATCCTGAGACGAATCACTTAAAAGACTCTGATAGTCGTGACCGATTCCACAAAATGGTATTCTGTGGTAACTGGCAATATACACGGTATCGTGATTATCTTGGTGTTCCTCATGACGACTCAGCAATTGTACTAGAGACAGCAATTGATCCAATTACATTTGAGTCCAAGCCAAAGGATGAGGTACGTCTGGTATACACATCAACACCACAGCGTGGATTAGAATTACTTGTACCGATATTCATTGAGCTGTGTAAGAAGCATGACAATATTGTTCTCGATGTATTTTCTAGTTTTAATATCTACGGCTGGGCCGAGTCTGATAAACCATATGAGAAGCTTTTTGAGATGTGTCGCGATCATCCAAAGATTAACTATCACGGAGCACAGCCAAATGAAGTTGTGCGCGAAGCTCTGAAGAAAGCTCATATTTTAGCATACCCATCTATTTGGATGGAATGTAATAGCCGTAGTGTTATTGAAGGCATGAGTGCTGGTATGCTGTGTGTGCACCCCAACTTAGCTGGCTTACCTGATACGTCTGGTGGAATGAACTTCATGTATCAGTGGGATCCAGATAAACAAAAACATGCACGGAAGTTCTACACAGCTCTGAGTAACGCTATCGATATCGTTCATACAGAAGACATTAGTAATTATTTACGGCTTGTTAAGATGTATACCGATTCACGTTACAATTGGACTAAAGTTGCTTCGCAATGGCAAGATCTATTGATGGAATTGAAACACAAGTATCCTTCCGTTAATTCACGCCGTGATCAAGGGCCAATGTTCAACTATACAGTGAATTAATATGATCGTTACAAGAACACCATTGCGTATTAGTTTCTTTGGTGGTGGTAGTGATGTTGAAGCCTTTTACAGTCAACACCAAGGTGCTGTTCTGTCAACTACAATTGACAAATACATTCATCTTGCTGTCCAGGAAGTTGCTCGTCCACATTATAAGATAATGTATAGTGAGATTGAGCAAGTAGAGTCAGGAAACGATATAAAGCACGATAGAGTGAAGGAAGCATTTCGTTACTTCAATATTCCTGCAGGAATTGAGATTGCTTCGTTTGCTGATATTCCTACAAAAGGTACTGGCCTAGGTTCCAGTTCTGCGTTTACCTCTGGGTTAGTTCAAGCACTTTCTGCATATACGAGTAGACCAATGAGTAGATACGACGTTGCTGACTTAGCATGTAAGATTGAAATTGAGATGTGTGGTGAGAAGATTGGTAAGCAGGATCAGTATGCATCAACGTTTGGTGGTTTCAACTTTATTACGTTTGATAAAGAAAGTGTTGAGGTGGCACCCCTCAATATTCCATCACAAACACTAGAAATGTTCAGTGATCACTTATTGTGTTTCTATACAGGCCAGACTAGAAGTGCATCAACGATTCTCTCTGAACAAGTGGAAAAATTAACACGCAAGGACAGCGATATTACGTTCTATACCAAAGAACTTGTTGATATGGCACACACTGCTAAGGCTGAGTTACGTTCTGGTAGACTACATAATGTAGGTGCATTGCTTGATGACGGCTGGCGTATAAAGAAGAAGCTTTCTTCTGGTATATCAAATCCATTGATTGATCAGATGTACGAGGATGCGTTGAAAGCTGGTGCGTTAGGTGGTAAACTACTAGGTGCTGGTGGTGGCGGGTACTTACTACTATATGTACCTACACGACATCAGATGAGTGTTCTGGAAAAGCTAAAGCATTATCAGAATTTTATTTTCAACTTCACCGATAAGGGAAGTTCAATCGTGTATAGTGATCATGTATACTGACCCATTTGAATATTTTGAAGTCTATCGTGAGCAAATAAATAAAGCTCTTACTGGCATTAGATCGGAGCCATATGGCACAGCCTATGAAACAATTAAGCACGCTGGAACAATTGGAGCTAGCATTTTTGTATGTGGGAATGGGGGATCAGCTTCTATTGCTGAACACTTTGGTTGCGACCACTCTAAAGGTGTCCACATGGACACTAAGACACTACGACCTAATGTTGTTAGTCTCGCCTCCAATATGGCTGTTATCACAGCGATTGGTAACGACCTAGGATATGATAAAATCTTTTCTAAGCAGCTTGAGTTTTCTAGTGCCGATGATAGTGACATTCTTGTGGTTGTATCTTCAAGTGGCAATAGTCCTAACATTCTCAATGCTCTTGATATCGCTAATGATCGTGGTATGGTTAGCATTGCTCTGGTTGGATTTGACGGAGGAGCAGCAGCTCGGAAGGCAGATGTAGTAGTCCATGTCAACTCAGACAACTACGGAATAGTTGAAGACTGTCATCAAATTATAATGCATTCGTGGGCTCAGTGCTTACGAATTACCGAATATGTCAGCCATATAAAATTATAAGTTGACCTAACAGTCATAATGTGATACTATATAAGGGTAACTACTTTTTAAATTATGATTTTATTAGACCTCTCTCAGGTAATGATTTCCAATATCATGGTGCAAGTCGGGCAGCATACAGATGCTATCCAGCCCGATCTTGTCAGACATATGGTGATCAACACAATTCGCTCGCTAAAGATTAAATTTGGTAAAGAGTTCGGTGAGCTCGTTATTGCGTGCGACGATCGTAAATACTGGCGCCGTGAGTACTTCCCTCCATACAAGGGGAATAGAAAAGCAGACCGCGAAAAATCAAGTATCGATTGGCCTGCTCTATTTGATACTCTGAACACAATCAAACAAGAATTAAAAGATAACTTTCCATATAGAGTGATTCAAGTTGAAGGTGCCGAAGCAGACGATGTCATTGGTACTATCAGTATGGAATTCGGTTCTATACTAAATAATGACAATAAGATCTTGATTCTCAGTGGAGATAAAGATTTTGTACAGCTACAGAGATTTGGAAATGTTACACAGCATGATCCTGTCCGTAAGAAGGATATTGCCAGTACTAATCCAGAAATGTTCTTGAAGCACTTAGTTTTAACAGGCGATCGCGGCGATGGTGTTCCTAATGTACTATCTCCCGACAACAGTATCATTGAAGGCCTGAGACAGAAACCTCTCAGAGAAACAAAGATAAATGAGCTTTTGAATGCAGACTTTGACTCATTACCGGAAGAAATTGTTCGTAACTGGAATCGTAATTCAATGTTAATTGACCTACGTTGCACACCTTCCACCGTTCGTACGGCAATCATGCAAGAATATCACTCACAGGCTGATAAGCCTCGTGATAAGATGTTCAATTACTTTATCCAACATAGAATGAAACTCCTTATGGAGTCAATTGGTGACTTTTAATGAAAAATAGTATTTCTGAAATCCTCAAAACGTGTTCAGAGTTGCCAGCTAATCAAAGAGCAGCATTCCTTCAGCAACACGATTCAATTCCACTCAAAGTGATTCTCCAGTACGCATTAGATCCTCGTATTGAGTGGTTGTTACCAATTGGTGAGCCTCCATACAAACCAACAGAACACTTAGACCAGCATGGTAATCTCTACCGTGAAATCCGTAAATTACATAACTTTATCAAGGGTGGCGGCCACCCTGACATGCATGCATTGAAACGCGAAACTCTATTCATTCAATTTATTGAAGCACTCGAGCCAGCAGATGCAAAGTTAATGTGCAGTGTGAAAGATAAGAAGATTCCATACAAGGGAATCAATACTAAATTAGTCAACTCAGCCTTTCCAGGGCTTATCTTAGAGCAGGAGAAAGTAGAAAAGTGAATAAGTCACAACGTAAGCAGATTCAAGGATATGAGCGGGATGAGGAATCGCGGCACTCATATAAGATTCAAAAAAAGCTACAAGATAAGAAGTTGATGAGAAATTTGGATAAAGCATTGCGCAACAAAGATTATGTTAAGTTAGTTCGTTCAGAAGATTATTAAGGAGATTTCCATGATTAGTTTTATTAAGGGTTTGTTTGGTAGCAAGAAGGCCGCCGAACCGACACAGCCGCATCCGTTAGAAATTGCAAAATACAACCCACCTGTAGAGCCAGTGCCAGTAGCACAGGAACAAGTGGATAAAGTATTAGCTACTAAAGAGTGGCCATTTCCAACAAGTACGCAACCTGCTGCTAGTAACGATGTTGTGGAACCAGCTCCTGTTGCTCCTGCTCCTGTGGCCGTAAAGAAACCACGTAAGCCTCGAGCAAAGAAGTAATGCCAACCTATTCTTTTCGTAATAAAGAGACCCAAGAGGTCTTTGATAAGTTTATGAAAATGTCTGAGAAAGAGCAGTACTTGATTGGTAATCCTGAACTCGAATCAATTCTAGGCGCGCCCGCAATGATTGATCAGACCAGTACACTGAAACCAGACAATGGATTCAGGGACTTGCTTAAAGATATTAGAAAGAAACATAATAAGGTATGGACGCCATCGACAATTAATACTTTTTAAGGGGATAGTATTGAACGTAAAACTTGCCTACGCTAATTCAGAGGAAGACTTTCTTTCACCAAAGAAAGACAGAAAAAGAAAAATAATACACAACAAGGAATTATTGAAGGTAAGACATATCACACCAATGACTTGGGCTCAAGGTGATATGATTGAGGGGTTTGGTCGAGGTGCTAACATTGTTGCCACAGGATCGGCGGGGACTGGTAAGAGTTTTATTGCTTCGTACCTTGCATTAAATGCATTGTTCAATAAGCAAGCAGAGAAGATAGTAGTTGTTCGTAGTGCTGTACCGACACGTGATATGGGTCACCTGCCTGGCACGTTGCAAGAAAAGTCGGAAGTGTATACAATACCATACAAACAAATCTTCAATGATCTGTGTGAGAATGGTACTGCATGGGATATCCTGACAAAGAAGAACATGGTGGAGTTTATTACAACATCGTATGTTCGTGGTATTACGCTAGAGAATGCTATTGTTATCATTGATGAGTTCCAATCGATGACAGCGCATGAGCTGTACAGTGTACTGACTCGTACAGGTCAAGGGACTCGTTTAATTATCTGTGGAGATACGAAGCAAACCGATCTTGATGGTCGTAAAGAGAAGAGTTGTTATGATTGGTTCGTTGGTGTTGCAAACAAGATACCAGATTGGTTTCACATGACTAACTTTATTAGTAGTGATATTGTTCGCTCTAACTTTGTTAAAGCGTTGATTATGGCTGTAGAAGATTAATGTTTACAATAGAAAATATATTTAATGATCACAAACTTGAGAGAGTAGTAGTTGATGGCAAGAGGCACTATGTTACACCAGAGGGAAACAAATATCCCTCAGTGACCACTGTGCTCTCTTCTTTGAGTGCGGAAGGAATAGCACAATGGAGGGCTCGTGTTGGTCACGAAGAGGCAAATAAGATCTCGACACAAGCGTCTCGTCGCGGCACCGCTGTTCATACATTAGCAGAAAGATACCTTCGTAATGAAGAGGATTGGGACCGTGATGCAATGCCTGCTAACATATACACGTTCAAATCTATAAGAGAGTATCTTGACAAGTGGTGTGATATTGTATATGCCAATGAGCTTCTTTTGTACTCACATGATATCAAAACGGCTGGTCAGTGTGACGTGATTGCAAGGATACATGGAATACGAACTGTTGGTGACTTTAAGACATCAAAGAAATTAAAAAAAGAAGAGTGGATTCTCAATTACTTCCTCCAATGTACAGCATATGCGTTGATGTTGTATGAACGTGAAAAGGTCTGGTGTCCACAAATATGTCTAATGATTGCAACAGATGAGGATGGTCTACAACCAATCTTAAAACAAACTAGCCAGTATGTAGATCAAGTTCGTCATGTATTTGACCAGTATCACATAAAAAATAGCCAGTTGTCATAAGTTCGAAACTAAGTTACAATGGGAATACTGAAACATTCAGTAACTTAACTTAAAGGACTACATTATGGAAACCGTGAACATGAAAACTATCCCTGGTACTGATT